TTTAAAACTAGGTACTGAATGTTACAACGACAGCAAAAGGTTTCCAAATGGACCTTGGTGTAAAGAAGGTGATTGGGTTGTTTTTAGAGCTTACTCAGGAACTCGCATGAAAATGTATGGACAAGAATTTCGTTTAATTAATGATGACACTGTAGAAGCAGTGGTCGATGATCCAACAGGAGTAGTAAGAGCATGAGTAAAACAGAAATAATTAATGAAGAACCTAACTTTGATGAACCGATAGTTCAAACAAAAGAAGATCAATTCTTTGGCAAACAAACTGAAATAGATCGCACAATACCAGATGATCTAGAAGTTACTATTGTTGATGACACTCCTGTAGAAGATCAAGGTAAAAAACCTAGAGCAGAAGATACACCAGTTGAAGTTGATGATGATGTAGTAGACAAAGAAATAGCAGATTACAGCAAAAGAGCTGCAGATCGTATAGCTAAAATTAAATACGAATATCACGAAGAACGCAGAGCTAAAGAAGCAGCAACAAGAGAATCAAAAGAAGCTGTTCAAAGACTACAAACAATGATGTCTGAAAACCAAAGATTACAAGCTATGGTTGATCAAGGCGGAGAAGTCTTAAATAAACAAGCACATAACAATGCTTTATGGGCAAAACAAAATGCTCAAGTAGAATTTAAGAAAGCCTATGAAGAAGGCGATGCTGATGCTATGACTAAAGCACAAGAGATGATAGCTAAAGCTACTCTTGCAGAACAACAGTCAATGAATATGGCACAGAATGTTCAAGCAGAAATAACAAAAAAATTACCTGCAGAACAACCAGTACAACAAACACAAGAGCTAGACCCTGACATGAAAGCATGGTCAAGCAAAAATCCTTGGTTTATGAGCACAGTACCTGAACATCAAGAAATGAGTTCATATGCTTTAACCATTGATCAAAGACTTCGTAATCAGGGAATACTTCCTGAACAAGATGCACAAAAATATTATGCAGAAGTAGATAAACATATGCGTAATGAATATCCAAGTTTCTTTGGTGTTCAAGTAGAAAAGACTGCAGAAGTAGTCCATGAAACAGAAACACCAAAACGACAACCTTCAACAGTTGTTGCATCCGCCACTAGGGATAGCGGAAATAAAAAACCCTCGCAAATACGTTTGACTCAGACCCAAGTTCGTTTAGCACGACAACTTGGAATTAGTCCTGAGCAATACGCAAATCAATTATTAAAGGAGATTTAATATGTCAGAAGAAACTAAAAATCAATCAGAAGAAGTTAAAACTGACTCTCCTGAAACTAATGATAACGAACAAGTGCGTACTCCAAGGAGTGTAGAAAGTCGAGAAATCGATTCAAGACCAATGAGTTGGGATAGTGTAGGTAATCTTCCAGAACCTGATCCGCAAGACGGATGGGTATTTAGATGGGTAAGAACTGCTCTTTTAGGGCAAACTGACAATCCAAATGTTTCTAGAAGAATGAGAGAAGGGTGGCAACCAGTCCGACTTGAAGATCATCCAGAGCTTCAAATACATATGATGGATCATAACTCAGAATGGGCAAAAAAAGGTCATATTGAAATAGGTGGACAATTATTATGTAAGATGCCTAAAGAGAGAGCAGAAGCAAGGGATAAACACTTTGCTGACTTAGCTTCATCTCAAGTGGAATCTGTTGATAATACTTATTTTAAAGACCAAGATAATCGAATGGCGACCAAACAAGTGTTTGAACGCAAATCGAAAACAACTTTTGGGAAAGATTCCTAGAATCTTTTTTTAATTTAATTTTAATAAGGAGACAATTATGTCTACAACAGCAACTCCCTATGGGAGCAGACCTATTGGTACTATTGTTGGAAGTCCTTATCAAGGAAAAGTTACTCATTACAAAATCAAAAATGCATATGGAACTTCTATATTCTATGGCGATATTGTAAAGTTTGGCGATGATAATCCAAATACCACTATCCAAAAAGATACTGGTACTACATCTTTAACACCTATTGGTGTTTTCCTTGGTTGTGCTTACACTGATCCTACCACAGGTCAATTCACACCAAATCAATATTACCCAGCATCAACTGCTGCGGATGATATTGTTGCGTATGTTGCTACTGATCCTTTTATTGTCATGCAAATGCAAGGCGATGAAACTCTTGGTCAAGATGACTTGGGCAAGAATTGTGCTATCGTGCAAACTGCAGGAAGTACAACTATTGGAAATAGCAAAAACGCAGTCGATGGGAATACAGCAGCTACTACCGCTACACTACCATTAAAGATTATCGACTTTGTCGATGGTCCTGATAGTGAAGTTGGTGACGAATTTACTGATGTATTAGTAATGTTTAACGTAGGGCATCAACTGCTCAACACAACTGGCATAGGCTAAGGGGTATATAAATGGCAGCTATATCAAGAGCTAATGAGCTCAAGCAACTATTACCTGGACTTAACGCCTTGTTTGGTGAGGAGTATGGTAACTACGAAAACGAGCATGAAGAAATTTATGTTACAGAAAATTCCGAAAGATCATTTGAGGAAGAACTGAAACTATCTGGCTTCGGTGCAGCACCAGTAAAAGATGAAGGATCAACTATCAGTTATGATGTTGCTCAAGAATCTTTTGTGGCTCGTTACACACACGAAACTATCGCTATGGGATATTCAGTGACCGAAGAAGCAATGGAGGATAACCTTTATGTTTCTTTATCAGCTAGATATACCAAAGCACTAGCTCGTGCAATGGCTTATACAAAACAAGTTAAAGCAGCGTTTCCATTAAATAATGGATTCTCAACTACTTTCTCTTCAGGTGATGGTGTTGCATTATTCAGCACAGCTCACCCACTTGTAAGCGGTGGAACTAACAGCAATAGACCTTCTTCAGGAGCTGATTTAAATGAAACATCTTTAGAAGATGCGATCATTCAAATCGGTAAATATACTGATGAAAGAGGTCTTAAAATTGCAGCTAGACCTAAAAAGCTAATAGTACCTTCTGATCTTCAGTTCGTAGCTACTAGACTTTTACAAAGTGACTATAGAGTCGGTACTGCTGACAATGACATCAATGCTATTAAAACTAATGGAGTAATTCCAGAAGGCTATTCAGTTAATCATTATTTAACTGATACTAATGCTTTCTTTATTACTACTGATGTTCCAGATGGCATGAAGCATTTTGTCAGAGCACCAATGACCACCTCAATGGATGGTGACTTTGAAACTGGTAATGTTAGATACAAAGCTAGAGAAAGATATTCCTTTGGAGTATCTGATCCGCTTGGTATCTTTGGATCACCAGGTAGTTCGTAAGGACTTTAAAGGGGGAGCTTTTGTTCCCCCTTTTTTTTTATTCTAGGGATTTTTTAATTTGTCTATCAACTGCCCTAGCAGACTTGCCAAGATGATAGATGTTTTCCTTTAGGAGGAAATTATGGCTAACACAACATTTAATGGACCAGTAAGGTCCGAAGGTGGTTTTAAAACCATTGATAAAAATTCAACAACAGGTGCAATTACTGACGGATTAGTAATTAACTCTGATGGTAATGTCTATACTGATAGTGGTGGGCATATTCAATATGCTGCTGCAACAGGTTATGGACCAGCAGATTTAATAGTAGGTAAAGGCGGTAGCCAATATGGTACTGTTGACCCTTACTCAGAAAGTGCAACACAATTGTTTCCATTGGGAACTACACTTGTTTATGGTAACAATGTTTATCGTTATGTAGAAATAGGTGGAACTGCAGTAACAGCAGGTAAACTTTTACAACACAAAGCTATTGTTTCTGATCATACTAATATGACAGCAACAGCAGCAGTTGCAGCAGGTGAAACTGCTATTTCTGTAGAAACAGGTGGAACTGATTTAACACTAAATCAATATGCAGATGGTTATCTTTGGGTAAATGATGTAAATGGTGAAGGTCAAATGCTTAGAGTTAAATCTAATCCAGCACATGATCATTCAACCGATCCTTCTGTGGTTATCACTTGTTATGACGATCTTGCTACAGCTCTTACAACAAGCTCACAGCTATCTCTTATAGAAAATCCAAACACTAACCTTATAGTTGCACCAGCAGCAGAAACAGGTGCGTTAATGGGTGCTACTGTTATTGATATGACAGCAGATTATTATGGTTGGGCTGTTATTAAAGGACCAGCAGCTTTATTAACTGTAGGAACTTTAGTTGTAGGTAATGCAGCAGTTCGTTCAGGCGGTACAGCAGGTGGTGTAGCTCCAGCAACAGACAATGTATTAATGGAAGTTGGTGATGTAATGGCTGTATCAGCAAATACAGAATACTCATTAATTAACATTAATCTAGGTTAAGGAGTAAAAAATGGCTGATGCAGTAACTACACAAACCATTATAGATGGTGAAAGAAACTGTATTATGAAGTTTACTAATGTCAGTGATGGCACAGGCGAATCCGCAGTAGCTAAAGTAGATGTATCTGCTTTAGCTGCTAACTCTGAAGGTGCTTCATGTTCAGAAGTTAGAGTAATGCGAGTTAGTCATGCTATTGTTGGTATGTCAGTTCAAATGTTTCTTAATGCTACAAGCAATGTTCTACTTATGGAACTAGCTGAAAGTAGTAATGGACATATGGACTTTCAAGATTTTGG